CCTTAGGTTGAGCATGACTCCTGGAGCGGATAGGCCTCACACGAGGCGACGCCCATCTACCCGGATTTCCCGGGCGGGTGCCCAATTCGACGGACAGGCTCGGAGGAATATCCTCTCGATCAAGAATGTACACTTTTCCGTCGGCCAAATCTCTAACCGATTCCAAGATCTCAGAATCGGTTCTTCCGGAAAGGAGACCTCCCCGACCCGTGACCCGATGGGACTGATCTCGGATGACCGCTCGCAACCGCTTGGCGAATTTCCAAAACTTCATGGTATAACCACGAGGTGTAAAGAATCCGCCAACGGACAAGGCAGGCGCCCAAGTTGCGGCTACTTTCAGCAGGCAGTCGGCTTCAGGCATACAGACTCCTTGACTCACTGTGACTTCGTAAGAATCACGGGGATGCTCAAAGAGATCCGTAGCCTCAGCCACTATCAAGCTGGGAAGCCGCTCTTGTGCGATGCTGAGAGCTTCATCCAGGACGTCCCCCGCGACTCCGGTAGAAAGCCAAAGGTTCCTTGCGCGACGAATAGGCTCAGCTTCTTTGTACACGAAGCAGGCCAACAAGAATCGTCGCCAGGTTCCAGGGCTATCACCGAAGCTACGCTCGGGTCGACGGGGAGGGAAACCTCCGCCCCCCACTTCGCGCGGGAGCTCCACTGCAATGCCTGCATCGAGGAGCCGTCTTCGCTCGGGACGAAGGATAGCAGCGAGAATGGAAACTGTTCGCCTCAAGCGCAGCGAACCCCAGGCTGGGATGCTCGACGTGATCGCAGGTCCGGCTGTGGCCCACGAAGGTTGTTCGAACCTAAGTGGTCCACTGACCCTCTTCACTGCGAAGTGACCAGGATGGACGATAGCCCGTACGGGCATCACATCCAACATCAACTTCGGGTGGAGATGGGTCGCCTGAACCTGCGGCACCGACGCCAATGCCATCCAAGCCGGGGCTGGACAGGTCACTTGGTGAAAGATCGCAACCTGCTCAGTAAAGAGCAAGATGTGTCTCGAAACCAGGTGCTTGCCAGCAGAGAATCCAGAACCTACTGCTTCCAAGTTGTCCCGATAAGACCGATGAGCCGCCCGTGGGAGAATCGCAGCCAAATCGTCACCGCACACGGCAACCCGGACGAGGCGCTCACGCACTCGACCAGGGAACCGAAGGATGCGAGACGAGTTGGAAACTGCATTCTCACACGCCCAGAGGTTAATCAGGTTCAAAACGAACCAACTCAGAGGAAGCCCCATAAGGCAACCTGCTGTGCTGGTAAAGGGTTGAATCCCCGATTCCTCCGGGTAGCGTACCTTCATCGGTCCCAAAAGAAGACGGCCCAACTTTCGAATGTCAGGCGGGAGCCCCGCTCCATCGCACACGCCGTCCCAGACGGCGTTGATCGCCCAGGGTGCGAACGAGTCCGTAGCGGCGGAAAGGTCGGCCGAGATGAGAGCAAGATCGCCAAAGTCGGTTGGGACGAGGAAAGGATGGTCACGGAGATGTTCAAAGAACGTTTCCAGTCGACCTCCTTCCAAGCTCACCCGAACTCTGTCGTCTGCCTCAAGCATCGGCCAGACCAATCCGCGCACCAAGTGACCAAGTTCGACACACTCAGGAGGACTCTTAGTGACGACGCGGGCCTTGAAGCCGCGTTCCTCCACTGCGAGAACTTCTGCCTCGGGTACATCAACGCCGTCTGCCCATCGAAGGGAACAATCCCTCAGGATCCTCGCCACCCGGCGTCTCTCTGCGTCCGGATCTTCCAAGATGTTACAAACATACTCGGTCGAACCGCGCGGAGCAACGCCGGTGTAGTTCATCCGTCCTCGCTCTCCCTCGTCGGTAAACCGAGTGGGGTCCTTGAACGAAGGCCAGTGACGGAGATCATCGTACGAATCGGATGGTTCATCAAACCAGCGGTCGACCAGAGCGGTCAAGGCGGACCTAAGTCCTCCTTGATCCCGCGTCGAGCCGACACAGGCAGATGTACATACCGACATCGAAGATGTCTCCGGCACCAAGTGCTTCCGTTCCTGGGCCCACTCCAT